AAGAAAAATGAATGTTAAAAGAAAATACAATGCAAAGAAGGGTGACGAGACCCCCGGGAGGCGGTGGTGCTTCACCATAAATAATTATGGTGCACCGGACCTGGAGTGCGTGAATGAAGCATTCCGCTGCGAGGACGTAGTCTACGCTATCTGCGGGAAGGAGAAAGGAGCTAAGGGGACCCCGCATTTACAAGGCTTCATTCATTTTACAGGTAACTGGCGCTTTAACCGGGTCCGGAATCTTTTGGGGGGTCGAGCTCACATTGAGAAAGCAAGAGGAAATGATGACCAGAACAAGGCCTACTGCAGCAAAGAAGAAACCTACCTTGAAGTGGGCACTCCTCAGTTCCAGGGGAAGCGGAATGACCTGGGCCGCGTGGCCAGTGCTCTGGAGAGCGGGGCAACACTAAGTGAAGTTGCCCGGGCATCTCCCGAAGTATTTATAAGATATGGGAGGGGTTTGCGGGATTATATGAATGTAAGAGGATTGGTCAAACCCCGAGATTTTAAGACAGAAGTTATTGTTTTAGTGGGCGAGCCCGGTTCGGGAAAGTCCAAGTATGCTAATGAGCTGCCCGGTTCTAAGTACTGGAAGCCACGCGGGCAGTGGTGGGATGGGTATAATGGAGAGGATATTGTTGTATTAGATGATTTTTATGGATGGGTCCCCTATGATGAGCTTCTGCGAATTGGGGACCGCTACCCCCTGAAAGTACAGGTGAAGGGGGCCTTTGTAGAGTTCACCTCTAAGATGCTTGTTATCACAAGCAATAAAAGGCCTGAGGAGTGGTATGACAAAGAGAAAATTGCTGACCAATCTGCAATGTGGAGAAGATTTGATAAAATGTATTATTGTGAGAGGGGAGAGCCTGTGAAGGCCTACCCTCATGAATGGAAAGAATTTGAAACTGGCTATTAAATAAAGAATGCAAACACATGATAAATGGTAAAAAGCGAGTTTTATTTATTGTGAGTAAATCACAATCAGATACTACACTTGATCTTAGCCAAAAGGCCGAGGAGTGATCTAAACCACCTTTTCAAATTACAAAACTTAAGAAGGTGCCAGAGATCCAGCAAATTGCCTAAATTGAATGTAATAAGTTACAAGAAACTGAAATTTGTAACTTTCATCTCCAAGGTCAGTCTGTCCAAAGAAGAAGGCGCACCCATGATGCTTTGCATCTGGGTATTTGGCGTCCAGCCACAGTTGGTTCCGGGGGTTGTTGGGTTGGATCGCCTCCGAGCTTACAGTCTTAATGGCGATCTCGGGCTTGGGGGTGAAGTATCTGCTGTGGAGGCGGGTGGGGTTCCATATTCGGCGGGTCACGTCATCAATGGTGAAGTCGGTATTGCCCGTGGAGGGGAGGGTGGTGTCCCTGCCAGTCAGGTCAATGATGGTAGCCCCCCATACTCTAGGCTCATTGATGCCTGACATTGGCAGCCACTGCACTCTGACCTTCCGAATGCGATACATGTCGAAATAAGTGGAAAAGGCGCGGGGACAAGCTGCCGCCAGGCTGAACGTGAAGTAACCTTGGTTACTTGTCTTGTTGACCGTTTGGAGGGAGTTGGCTTTAAATTTAAAATTGTAAATACCATTTTTCTGCCGCCATCTGCGGGTGCCAAAGGTGTGGCCGCGCCTCCTGGAACGCCGCCATCTTTTAAACCATTGGTTCCGCCTCCAGCGGTGACGCCTGCTGCGCGGCATATTTAAACTGTGCCGGGGATAGTATTACCCCGGCACTTCGGCACACCTTGGCACAA